TTAGTTAGCAAGCTTAGGACAAAGCCAGAATGTACCCCAATAGCACATGACTTAGTAAAGTATCTTGTATTAGACAGGATGCCTCACTATGCAATTTCTTGCGGCATAGTCGTAAGGGAAAGAACTAATGTGTTCTTGGCTCCTACTAGCCTGCCTGTTGTAAACGGTAATCGCTTGTCCTTCGTACCGAAGGATATACGTTGTTCAAGAGCTATATGCATTGAACCTCTTGGGAATCTTCTAGCTCAAAAGGCTATCGGAAGTCTCATCAAGAGCCGACTTACAAAGTGGGGCTTGCCTATTGGTAAACACGGTGATTCGACCCTTCAGGATCGGCATCGTGACCTTGCTAAGCAGGCGAGTATTGATGGTATTAACGCCACCATTGATCTAAGTAGTGCTTCAGATACTATCTCCTATGAGTTGGTAAAATTTCTTCTACCTGATGATTGGTTTGATGTAATCCGTCGAACCCGTTCACCAAGCACCTGTCTACCAGACAGTACTTGGATCAGAAACGAAAAGATTTCATCAATGGGGAACGGTTTTACGTTCGAGCTTGAAACTCTATTGTTTTATTGTTTGGGCCTTGCCGTTCGTTATCACTATGGAAAACCTAGTGATACCGTTAGTAGCTACGGTGACGATATTATTGTTCCGTCTGCCTGGGCAGAAAAGATGATTGACTTACTTGAGCAATGCGGATTTACCACTAACAAGGATAAAACCTTCACAACAGGATTCTTTCGGGAATCTTGTGGTGGTGATTTTCTACACGGATATAATGTCCGTCCTATATTTCTAAAGGAATGCTCTCGTGAAAATACAATCACCTTCTTATTCTCTCTTGCTAATCGCATTAGGGAAATGTCTAGGCTTTTTGGCGATAATATTTGTTGTGATGTTCGTTTCCGTCAGAGTTGGCGCCGAGTTTATTTCTCGATACCATTACACTGGCGGTTACCAGGACCAACTGAACTTGGCGACGACGTATGTCATATGCCAAGATGGGAGGACACTGGTTGGAACACACGCACCGTTAACTTCGTTAGAAGCGTGCAAAGACTGGTCAAGGTCTCAAGGGGAAGAGAAATACCCCACGAACCAGACCATGTCCTTGCAGCAGCGCTTTATGGTATTGGATCCAAAGGCGTCTCGTATAGAGGCACTGGGTTCAATCTCAGAAAGCGGTACACCGCCGGTGTCTTTAACATCGACGGTCCCGGTCATTGGAACTAGCAAGTCCTTTGACCAGCCCTAACGGGTGTGGACCC